TAGTGGGAATTCCTTGGCGTGTTGCCCTTGCATTGCAGTCAGATGGTTGGTGGTTACGCCAAGATATTATTTGGTCTAAACCAAATCCAATGCCAGAATCAGTAAGAGATAGATGTACTAAGGCGCATGAGTATATCTTCCTGCTTACTAAAAACAAGAAGTATTACTATGACAACGAAGCAATAAAAGAAGATGCAGGAAATTGGGGAACAAGAGATAGAACAAATGGCAAATATAATTCAGAACACAATGAATTGCTTGGCGCCGACCATGCAGGATTAGTAGGAAAAGAATGGGAAGAAAACCCAAAGAAAAATAAAAGAAGTGTATGGCATGTTGCACCGAAACCATTTGCAGGGGCACACTTTGCCGTTTATCCAACAGAGTTAATTGAACCATGCATTCTTGCAGGCACATCCGAAAAAGGTTGTTGTGCCAATTGTGGAAGTCCACACGAACGAGTAGTAGAACGAACAAGAATTAAAAGAAGTGAACTGCCAAAAGATGACCCACGATATAGACCAAATGATTATCATGGAGCATATGAAGAAATAAATGGCAAAGGTGATGCCGGATATTCTTCTACTAAAACCAGTGGGTGGCAACCGACTTGTAATTGTACCACAACAGATATCGTACCGTGTACTGTATTAGACCCATTTAGTGGTAGTGGAACAACAGGAATTGTTTCTATAAATAATGGTAGAGATTATATTGGTTTAGAATTAAATCCAGAGTATGCCGAAATATCCATAAATCGGATAACAGAGGAATGCCCTAACACCCTGACGGAGTTCATGCAATGAAATTTGAATTAGACATTGACGATGCAACAGTAATATCGAAAACATTAGCAGAAGTTCATATTAAATGGAAAAAAAGGACAAAGGAAATGCAAGATGATAAAAATTGTTCTTTAGAAAATTACAATGAACATCTTGACGCTTGTAAAAAACTTGGTACAATAATAGAGAGATTAAAGGAGCAACTATGATAGAAAATACAACAATCGAAGAAACAATCAACCGTGCATTTGACGGTTTGGACATTATGCTTGGAGTGCAGAAAAGAGCCAGACTAGATGATGGCACATTTAAAGCAGATGATAAATCAACCCCAAATGTAAACGAGGCGTGGAAGTCTGGCAAAAGTCCAAAGAAGAAGAAGGTCACAAAGAAGAAAGCAAAGAAAACTAAATGAGTAATTTTCTAAAAGGTATCATAAAAAATTCTGGGAACGAATATGCAGGAATTGCTTCCGAAGGCATAGACGGAACAGATGTTACAGGATTCATCGACACAGGTTCTTATGCATTCAATGCATTACTATCTGGTTCGTTGTATGGTGGTATTGCAAGCAATAAAATAATTGCACTTGGTGGCGAAAGTGCCACAGGTAAAACCTATTTTGCATTAGGGATGGTAAACAAATTCCTTGATGATAATCCAGAAGGTGTAATTTTATATTTTGATACTGAATCTGCTGTTACTTCTGAGATGATAACAGAGAGAGGAATCGACTCAAATAGAGTTGCCATATTCCCTGTTGCAACAGTCGAATCATTCAGACATCAAGCAATAGGAATTGTAGATAAGTATATTGAGTCGGGTGAAAAGAAACCTATACTCATGGTTCTTGATTCTCTTGGTATGCTTTCGACAGAAAAAGAAATGGAAGATACTGCCGCAGGCAAATCTACTCGTGATATGACTCGTGCAGGTTTGGTGAAAGGCGTGTTCCGAGTTCTCACATTGAAACTTGGTAAAGCAGGTATTCCATTGATTGTAACTAATCACACATATGCAAATGTTGGTGGGTATGGACCACCGCAGGTTCTTTCTGGTGGTTCTGGATTAAAGTATGCCGCATCAACAATTGTAATGTTGTCAAAATCAAAAGATAAAGACGGAACAGATATAGTTGGAGGATTGATTAAATGCAAACTATTCAAGGGACGATTGACAAAAGAAAACAAAGAAGTACAAGTTCAATTGAACTATGAAACAGGATTGAATCCTTATTATGGTCTTGTTCCTATTGCAGTAAAGTATGGAATATTCAAGAAAGTTTCTACTCGTATTGAATTACCAAACGGCAAAACTGCATTTGAAAAGTCAATCAATAGTGAACCAGAGAAATATTTCACCAAAGAGGTGATGGAACAATTAGAGGTGGCAGTTGCCAAAGAATTTAAATATGGTAGTACAGAAGTAACAGTAGAAATGGAGAACAAAGATGGCGAATAATATTAAAAAGATTTGGGAACTTACAGATTCAAAAGAGAATCCTCAAATTGGCGCAATTAAAATCAATGAAGGGGAATTTTCGGGACTGGTTTATCAGTACGGAGAAGTAAACTTCAACGAAAGAGAAGATATTCAAACGGAAGGAGAAGACAGCCAAATGGAAGTGAAGTTTAAATACAACCTCATAGAGAATCCAAATGACTTAGAAGAAAATCAAGACATGATGAATTTCATGGGTGATATTCTTGTCGAACTTTTAGATGAACAATTGGGGGAAGGTGAATTTCGTTCGCATGTAAAATTGGACGATATTCCAGACGAACCAGATGAAGTTGGTAAACAAATCATCAGAGAAAAAGCAGAACAAGACAATACTCGAAAAGAACAGCAGTAAAAATTGAATTCAATAGAACAGGCAATCCTAAGTAATCTAATATATAACGAACAATATGTTCGCAGAGTATCTCCGTTTTTAAATGAAGAATTATTTCACGATAAAAACGAAAGAGTATTATACAAAGCAGTGCAGTCGTTTATTTCCAAATATAATACTCCTCCTACGAAAGAGGCAGTTATTATATCGTTGGATAAAAATAAAAGTATCAATGAAGATGAATATAAAACAATAGTTTCTATATTAGAAGAATTGAGTGTAGATGAAAGTACTAACTTTGATTGGCTGATTAATGAAACAGAAAAGTTTTGCAAAGATAAGGCAGTGTATAATGCCATTATGGAATCTATTCATATCATTGACGGCAAATCAAAAGATAAAAGTGATACGGCAATTCCAGAGATTTTATCAGAGGCACTTGCAGTTTCTTTTGATACTCATATCGGACATGACTATATTGAAGATGCCGAAGAACGGTATGACTTTTATCATAAGAAAGAATCCAAAGTACCATTTGATATAGAATTTATGAACAAGATTACAGCGGGTGGCACACCACCTAAAACTCTTAATATCATAATGGCAGGTACAGGTGTCGGCAAGTCATTGTTCATGTGTCATCATGCCGCGAACTGTTTGGTGCAGAATTTGAATGTATTGTATATCACTTGTGAAATGGCAGAGGAAAGAATTGCAGAACGAATTGATGCAAACCTTATGGATATTACAATGGACGATTTGAAAGAACTTCCAAAACAGGTATATGACAAGAAAGTGAAAACATCGACTTGTAATGTCAGTGGTAAGTTAATCATCAAGGAATATCCAACTGCGACAGCCAATGCAAATCACTTTAGGATTCTTCTTGACGAATTATCACTCAAAAAGAAATTCAAACCAGATATAGTGTTTATTGATTACTTAAACATATGTGCATCATCACGATTAAAAGCAAACGGTAATGTAAATTCATATACTTATGTTAAATCTATTGCAGAGGAAATAAGGGGATTGGCAGTAGAGAAAAACATTCCTATATTTTCTGCAACTCAAACAAACCGTACAGGATTTTCTTCGTCCGATGTTAGTCTTGAAGATACAAGTGAATCGTTTGGACTTCCTGCCACTGCTGATTTTATGATTGCACTTATAGCAACAGAAGAACTAGATGAACTAGGTCAGGTTTTAATTAAACAATTGAAAAATAGATACAACGACACTGTACAGAATAGAAAATTTATTGTAGGCATCAATAGAGCCAAAATGAAATTATATGATGTCAAGAAGGATGAACAGTTTGGATTGGTACAATCTAACCAGACACCAGAAGAAGGATTTGGTTCTGGTTATGAAGAAAATGGATTTGAGGAAAA